TCACCACTTGCATGATTAACAGTTGTAAAGTTTATATCACCTGTTACACCAGATCCAGCATTGTTAGTTATACCACCAAATGAAGTATAATCGTGATGACCAGATTGATTCTCACCTAACTGAATAGCAAACGCATCTGTACTTGCATCAAAAAGAACACTAACTTTCATACCAGTGCATTGCCACCAGATCTTTTGTATTGAGACACCAGTACAAGTGCTTCCGTCTGTTCCAGCTGATAAACTACTTACATCAACTTTAGTGACGGCACTTTCTCCAGTACCATCACTTATATTGGTAAGTTTTATAACTGCATACTTTGGACCATCAAGAATGGTTTGGGTTGAAACTGCATCAGCCATTTCGCCCTCCTAAAATACAGAGTATTCTAATTCAACTGTAAATCTTCCAGCAGTTACGTCAGCATTGACTGTAGTTGTTGCTCTAGCGTATAAATTTACGTTAGCAACTGCTGCAGTCACATTTGGAACAAATATATGATAGTTACCAGCAGTATCATTAAAATTAATATCTATTTCAGTAATAGATTGTGTGGCACTTAATTGTTCATTAAATGATGTTACACCAGCACCTACTATTTCTGTGCCACTTACGGCTGCATTTGTAGCAGTACCACTTGTAGAACTTAATGCTAAATTACCAGCCAATGTTTGTCCAGCAGCAGTTGTAATACCAATTAACGCTCTGTGTATAAAAATTTTACTTGGTGTTACCAATCCATCAGGAGCATCTACATTTAGTGTTCCTAATTCTACTAAACAATCTCCATCTGCGTAAGCAGTAGATGCTGCATTAGTACTAGCTAATGTTCCAGCAAATGATTGTATTTTACGAGTTCCTAAAGATACTAATTGTCCAGTTGAATTAACTGAAAAACCAGTTTCTGTAACAGCACCGCTTGTGCCATCCTTATTAATTACATTGAATCCACCTTCTGATCGAATTGGACCCGAGAAAGTTGTATTAGCCATTTTAATTCTCCCGTCTTGGCAAGTGTCAATCACATTATGCGATTGTCGGTTAATTATTTATATAACGAAAAAAACCAGATTGCAATGCAATCTGGCAAAGTTTTTTCTTGAGAGGAAATAATGAGTAAAAATAATTATTTCATATAAATCCTACCACAAATAAAAAAGGACGGCAAGTGCCGCCCTTCTAATCCCAGAAATTGTTTTTTCAGTTATGCACCTGGTGAACCAAATACACATCTTGGATCAGAGAATCCAAAAGAATATCTCTCACGAGCTTTATATCTCATGTTTCCAGTATCAAAGTCTGCTTCCATGCCAGTTGACAAAGCTACACGCTCAAAATGCAAGAACCCACGAGGAGTGTCTGTCAAGATGAAAAATGCATCTGTATCAGTTAAAAAGTCATTTACCACATAACCTTGAGGTAGCATACCAGTGCTCTTCAGAGCATTTAAATCGTTATCAGAAGTAGCAACTCTTAATGCTGAGTTCATAATTCTTTCTGCAACAAATTGTAACTGTCTAGGCACGATGAGTTTTAATCCTCTTAATGCTACAATAAGACCTCTCTCATCAACAAAACCTGCAATCTTAATCAACGCATCTTCAAGAGATGTTTCATTAAGGTCTGCTGCAGTTGAAGGTTCATTCGCAAATGTCGCTCCAGTTGTTAATGGGTGATCTGTCGCACAGAGTTCTTTGCCGTCACCGCCAGTTACAGTGCTGTCAAACGCATTATTTAATACAGCTGCCGCTTTAACTTGCTTGGTATGTGCCATTGACCTTGCCAAAGCTTTTGTATACCTAGCAGAAAGTCTGTCATAAAGATTATCTTCAACAGCCTCCTCTGTAATACTAAATGCCAAAGCAATAGTTTCATGGTTATACCTTGCAGTATAAGCCTCATTTGCATCATCAAATGCCACTCCAGTACCTTCCGATTTAGTCGGTGCAGCACCAAAGCCAGATAGCATTACTTCTTCTTCAAACGATCTGTCTGATGATTCAGTTGTGAAAATTTCGGTATGCTGATTTTCGTATCTAGCATACTCCATTCCGAAAAGAGCATTAAGACCTGGCTCTAGCTCTTTAGATAATTGTGCTCTACTTATCGCCATAATTAATCTCCTTTAAGAAATAGCTGCATCAGAATCTCCAACAGAACTGAAGAAGATATGATTGTTAATTTTAACGATATAATTCACCCCAGCAGCAGAATGATCTGCATTTGTAGGATCATCATGTATACCCAATATCATTAAAGGATTAGACGGATCTGAATCCTCCGCTGTAGATATATCGATCTGAGCAGTAGAAATACCTGTTGTAGTATTCCCTGCAGCACCATTCTCAAGTTCAACTGTTTTGAAAATATCTGCTCTAGCAGTTGCCTTATTGGTGTTTGTTCCGTCAGATGCAACAATATATCTTTGCATAGGGTTATCATACACGAAACCTTTTATATCGTGGTTAGTATCTGCTGACCCAGAACCAGGCCATGTGTTAGAAAACTTTAGTTTTCCTGTTGTTGCATCAACATATTCACAACCTGCAAAAACGCCTAACAACTGTTTTGTATCACCAGTCGCTGTGCCTATTGCAATAGTTCCACCTGTTAATTCAACAATTACAGGTGAACCTTGGAATATAGCTGAAGCATCACTTGCGATAAAGTATTGATTTACTCCATCAGCAGTAGTACCGCCAAAACCATTGATTGGTTTTAAGCCGAATTTTAAGCTTACGTTAGCCATAAAACCTCCTAGTTAAAATTAAAATTTCATTAGGATTCACCTTTTCGGTTTCCTCCAAATGTAACACGACTTTGCCTTTCCTTTTGGATAGGCATTGAAGGATGTGACTCCTTCATTAAGTTTTCATCAACAGCCGTCATTTGGTTGCGGGTCCGACCCCGGTAATATTCGTTTCTTTCCAATGCCGTCTCTTCAGGTATCCTAGCCAATATCAAGCCTCCTTGCCCAATCACACCAGCATGTTTTCCTTCAGTAATTGTAGAAAAATCTTGCTCTGGATATTCGTCAGCACGAACAGGTTCCCATCCTTCTCTTAACTTAGCGTGGACGTTCATTTGATCCTCCTCGCCTCGAAGATTGGTTCTTATCCATCTCTGTCTATATCCCTCTGGTGGTTTTGGAGCATCAAGTCTGCTCGGTGGTGACCAGGGTTTTCTACGGGTAGCGTTTGCCCGTGAATTCGCTTCTCTTTTAGTTCGATCTGTCATCATCTACTCCTTTACATACTTTGCGTACTCTTCAAGAGGTACGTTAAGTTTTTTAGCTATTGCCACCTGCGAAGGAGACAATCTAACAGTTCTGCGTCCCTGTTTCTTGCGTGAAGCGGAAGTGTCAGCAGGAGCGACCCTGGCACTTCCTCCGTTTGCTCGTTCAGTATTAAATTTGTCTGGGAACAAACTCTTTAACTGACGATCAATTTCATCATAGTATTCATCAGAAGAAAGGTCAAACCCTTCTTCAGATAATTTTTGATGAATACCCATAGCTGTGCTTGTCATTACTTGATCTTCACCAAACCATTCATTCTTTTCTGCCCAAGCCTGTGCTTTTGGATCGACAGGTGCTTGTTGAGGCTGTGGTTGAGTTTGTGGCTGTTGAGCTTGTTGCTCTACTTGCTTAACCTGTGCCTCTTGCCTATCTTTAGCTATTCGATGACGTTCTTGCTCAATCGATATCTTTGAAAGAGCTTGTTGTGCATCAAACATTTTATCCACATCACCAGCTTCATGGGCATCTCGATAGTTCTTTTTTGCCTGTTCAAGCTGTGCATCAAGGCGAGTTCCATATTCTGATATATACCCATGATCAAGATTTTTTAATCTTTCTTTGAGTTGTTCATTTTCTAAGGCTGCTTCCTGGGCCTTCCTCTCCGCTTCTTGCTTGGCTCTTTCTTCGTTTTTGTACTTGGTTGTAAGTTTTTTGATTCGGTCTTGTGCCCTTTTACCGACATCTTGTAACTCTTTATCATCTGGCTCTTCTGCTTTCTGTTCAGACTGTCCAGTATCAGATGCAGTTTCTGCTGTATCCACACTAGCAGACTCAACATTTTCGTCCAAAGTAACTTCAACATCTTTTTCCTCTTTGGTTGTTTCAACTTTTTCTTCAGCTAATTTTTCTGACATATTTTATCCCTTATATATGTTTAATATCTTCTGGATCGAGTAATGTGGCAATAACCTCATCATCGTTAATGACACGAACTTCCATATCTTCTAATGAAAAACGTGAACCTGCATATCGACCTATGCAAATCCAATCTCCTTCCTTGCACCAAGCTCTATCCTCTTCAAATACAGCAGGTCCAAACTTAGCTGTATCTTGATACGCTAAAGGCCCAACTTTTAATACATATGCAACAACTGTTGCCAATGCTTCTCTCTGTCGTATTTGATCTGGTATAATAACACCCTTATCAGTAACTTCTTTACCTTGATAAGGTGCAACAAGGATTCTCCAACCAGTTGGTTGAGGTAATCTTTCTTTAAATGATTTGTCAAGAAGCGTAGGATCTAATACTCTTTCCTCCTTCTTAACATAAGCTTTTTCTTTATTTCTCTTCTGAAGTATGTGGTCAGGTACTAATAATGTCTTCGCCATCTTCGTAATTTTTCTCCAACAAGGATTTCATTTCTCCTTTTGCGTAGTTCAAGCCTTGCATCTCGCCTACAAGAAGTCGGTAGTTCTCCATATCCTGGATACCACCAGATGTTAAGATGGTAGCAATATCTTGCTCACGTCTTTCCAACATCTTATACACATGTTTTGCGAAGTCTGCAACATCCATCTTGTTTTATTTAATAAATACCAGAAAAGTTTTTGCCAGATACTTGTATAGATCCACCATTTTGCATTTTCACTACACCACCTTTTTTCATAAAACCCATCTTTTCTCTAACAGGTTTTGATAGTTTAGGAAGACCTTTATTTCCTTCTGGAATGGGTTTTAAATCTTTCTTTTTATTCATTTCTTTCTCCTTTTTCTTAAAACGCTTTTTAAATACTTTGAGATCACTTTTTTTTGCCGTGAAAGTACTTTTTAGATTTTGAAAACTTTTTATTTTTAATTAAAGTTCCAAGCGACTTAGCTTGTTTTGCATGTAACTTAGATGCTTTTTTTAAACCCTTAATTACTTTCTTAACTTTTTTAGTATGCATTAT